GAGCTAAAGGGCTACTATGCAGATGCTCACGCTCTGACAGATGCTGACGTTCCAGAAGCTGATACGTGCGCCAAGGTGTCTACTATCACCCAGTCGATGATTAGCGCCTCGCTTGCAGTGGAAAACGCCGTAAATTGGCATATGGGACGAGGTTACAACAAGTATTTTCAACTGTGCGTTAGTAACCTGTCGGTTATGGCAGTTCCGGCGGTGCAAAATGCAACGGTCTAGTACCAATAGACTATTTCTGCAGGCTAACGGCCTGAGTGCTAGCCCCTATACGGTGCTAGTGGTAGGCAGGGGCGCGCTTCAGCGGGTTATGAGACTGCTTGAAGCGCACCCCAAAGCCTTAGAAGCCTACTTGCAGGGTAGCTTACAGATTGTTGACTGTGATTCTGTCGGCTCAGTGATAATTGAGTATTGACTACTAAATAAGTAATAGAGATAAGGAGTATATACAATGTTTACAGATGACCAACTGCGTAAAATGAACTTATGGCAAGGCAACAGTGCTTTTGAAAGCATAGCGCTGGAATTGCCACAAGCGCACAGACATTATCGATTTGACGGGCAGGCCGTGGCGCTCTGCGGTTTTGCAGGGGAGACGGTAGATCCCGCCGACATTGCCCCTATTTGTGATGAGTGCGCATTTAAGGCACGCTCATGGGGGATTCAATAATGCAAAGTGAATTGAGACATCTTAAAAGGCAGGAACTAAACTGCAAGGTTTTGCTTGTTTTGGAAGCGCTCTGTGCCCTTGTGCGAGGTTTTAGAGCGGAGGACGTGGCTTCGATAGTGGATGACGTGTTTGAGATGATACAGGAGCGTACGGAGACCTTACAAAAAGATTATCGAATATAGCAGGCTTTCAAGCTCTCTCTAACCCCTTGCGATGCCCCCCATTTCTGGGGGGCTTTTTTTGTACCTGTCAATATAGAACGTTTGTTCCAGAGGGGGTTTCCTATATAGCCAAATTTGAAAATATTTTTTTGAATAATTAATTAATTGTCTGTTAATTAATTATTTTTTGATTTTGAGAAGGTTCATTTTTGTTAAGTAATGCAAAAATAAAAAGTCGCTACATCGCCTGCGGGGACTGCATCCTAGGTTTTTCAAACAATGTTATACCCCAATTTCAGGCAGTTACCTCCTATGGCACATATATGTTTCATTGCCTCAAACACGCATGGTTATCGTCACAACACTGGTATACTAGCGCACAGTGTGGGCTCCACCATACTGTACACGCTACAAGTCAAGCCCTGAGCTGGCTCGTACAGTATGAAGGGTAGGGGGGGGTAATGTACAGTTTGGGTAACGGGGGCGCCATTAAATTTGCCAGACAATTAATTAATTTTACTTATAACAGTGTATGGCTATGAAGCTGGTTTTTCACAACATACAAAATATATAAGTTTCGTTACATAAGTTTACAAAATTAGGTTCAACCAACCGTTCAAATTTTAGGGGAAAAATGAAACTTTTACCCTTAAACACCGTTATCCTGCAGGTTGACAGGTGTAGATAACCGTGTTATCATAAAATCAGCATCGAATTGTTTACTCGAATCTCTAACATCTCTATGCACCATAAAACGTGCCCTTGTCCTAACCGACAAGGGTTTTTCTTTTATGGAGCTAGAGGGAATCGAACCCTCGTCCTACCCAGTGCGCTTTGGCGTTAAGGGCAGTCAACTCCAGTTTAGCCCCTAAATTTCCCTGCAATCACAGGAATCAACGTTCTTGACCCGTCACTATATATTACCGCCATACAGTGTAGGTGTCCACTATACCCACTCATGTAGGGCAAGTCACTTCTAGCACACATACCGACGACCATACAACCACCAGTCCACATTGGAGAGTGACTGTGCCCCACGATTGTCTTTCTTTGCACCCTGCGGTAGGCTTGCCCACCACCTCTACTGCCGTTAGGGCCTTTATCGCCGTGGTTACTGCAGTCAATCTCTGCAAATTCCAGAGGATTCCTGTCATCAGGGAACCTAACTCTGGTTAAAACATCCTCAGAAAGGAACTCACGCATCGCCAGCTCAAATGCGCTGGTAACGTGCCAACCCTCTACCTCCCCAGACGGGTCTCTTTCTGCAAGTTCAAGGGCTTCCTGCAGGTGTCGGCTGTTCAAAGTATGCCACAACCACTGATTCTTAGTATCAACTTGCTCACTATTAAGGTTCAACCACTTATCAAGGTGGTCATGGGAGTGGTTAGAACGAATAACCCAAGCAGTCTGACCCTCTTTAGTGTATTTAGACAACCATTCAGCAACCGAGAACAGCTCAGAATAGACAGAGTTCCGCCCTCTAGCTTCCTTTAGCACTTTAAGGACTCTATTCCTCTCATGGTGATGACTACCTGAGAAAAAGTCTAGTAAATCATGCAAAATGACGTTTTTAGCACCCACTGTCTGCACTAAACCCCTGTTTCCAAACACAGATTCAACAACTTCCTTGTCATCAAAGCCAACATGGACATCTCCTGCTGCTACGGCAAGCGCTGGAGGGGCTTTTTCTACACCATCCGCAGTATACTTACTGTCTAAATCAATAAACGCGCCGTTTTCACCGGCATGGACGTGTCTCCACCAGAACTTTTCCCCATCAACCTCTACAATCAATGCTCCAACCGAATGAGCAAACTCACCTAATCGACCACTTTTGGTCTCAGAGTAAGAGGCTTTACTTAGACTCAAGGTGGTCAATTGTACCAAGGGCAGCTTGTTCATAGGAGTTGGAACCGTGCCCATCGCACCTTGGGGGTGGCCGTATATAGCAGACCTGCCACAGGATATCCCTGCAGTACCGGATAGTGGGTTGACTGCAGTAGCTTGGATACGCATACTACCCATCAGTACAAGGTTGTCATTAAGAAGAAGGTCTGAGGTTGCCCAGTGCCCATCCAGTTCTGAAGGCCACCAAGGCTCATAAGCACCAGAAAACAGCGATACGTTCTTATAATGTACAGGTACAACTAGCAGTTGCGCCTTATTCTTTTTGCAGTACACTTGAATGGAAGCTAAGAAGTCCTTATCGATTTCACAGTTGTTTAAAGCACAGGTAATGACGTACCGCTTGCCCCGAATACCTTTAATGGTATTTTCAGGGTCAGTAAGTGTTTTGGCCACTATAGAGGGGGCCTCAGCCTTTTCCTTAGTGGTCAAGACTGTAAAGCCAGCAGCCTTTAGCTCTCTGGCCAGTTGCCTTCTGCCCATGTGTAAAGTAGAAGCTATTTGACGGATGCTTTGCCCGTCGTTAAATAGCTCAATCGCTTGTGAAATTCTCTTGTCGGACATAGAAGTTACAGTCTCCCGTTTGGCTTAGGATGCAGGGGCACCCTGTTTTGAAAGAGGAACCTGCTGGCACTGGAACTTCTACGCCAGCTTTTAACACTTGTTCAATCTGGTGCATATACCGTAAGTTGTTTTCAAGCCTTGCTTTACCAGCAGCTCTAATCTGCTCGTTAGGCACAATTCGGATGCACTGGTCAGTTGTAAGGTCATACAGTACCCATTCTACTACAGGGCCGTAGCCGTTCACCCTCATCAGGTGGTCGTAAAGGTAGAACTGGTCACTGTTGATGACTTTTTCAATGTCATAGCCCCAACGGCCTGACTTGTAGTCACACATAGCATAGCCCTTACCACGCTGCTCAATACGGTCAATGGAACCCACCATTTCCCTAGCCCAGTCACCTTCTCCCATAACGGCACGAAGCTGAATCTCTGTACGGTGGGCGTCAGCGACTCTGAGGCCTGTCCAGTTCTTAACGGCAGTCATAGCACGTTCAAACAACTCAGAGTAGGACATCTCAAAGGTAGCTCCGGGAATAACCATAGCAGCATCCCTGTCAAGCTTCTCTAAAAAGGTATCTAGGCCAGAGTAGTTCTTTTTCCAGTAGGATGTCATGCGAGGAGCCTTGTAGATTCTTCCCCATTTCTCCCCTTCTTTTTGAACTACCTTGTACGCATCCTCTACTAAGGCCGTGAGGCTGATGGTACGTCCAATGATGGCTTGACCAAAGTAATGAGCAAACTGCTCCACTACCGATTGTTTAAGCCCCTCTAGGTCGTGGTCGTGATGCTCAATGGCATGGTGAACAACGTTACCCACAAAAGCAGCATTAAACCAGAGGCCATTCTTCTGTGGGTCAATTCCTTCAACATAAAGCTTTTGATACTTTAAAGGGCAGGTGATTGCTGCCTGTAACATCTAGTTTGATAGAAGCCCCTCACCGTATCCATAGGTAAAAAGCTTGTCTGGATTTGACATTTACTCTTACTCCATTAACTCTAGCGCAATTTCCATAAGCGCTACTGCCTCATTGATATCTTCTTTTGCCTTATCGTCAGGACAAATAGTGACTCTCTTCATTGAGTCTACTTTGACGATGCCTCTAGCCTGCAACCTATTCATTGTCATTATGACCTGTTCTTTACTGACTCTGGGCATATACTCCGACAAGACAGCGTGGTAGTCATTAATGTGGATACTTGGGTGTTGGCTCTTTAGCTTGAACAAAAGCTGCACCATCAACAGTTGCGGAATACCTAACACAGTGTTATCCTTTAATAAGCTACAGTAACTATTAAAGTATAACACAGTTAGGATAGTATGTCAACTAGGGAAGACGAGCTAATACCAATAGCCCAGACAGCTATGACATCCCCTGCAGCAAGAGCATCGGCGCAGGATAAAATGGAGCGTAGAAAGTTTGACCCTATAGAGAAGTTGATGGATTTAGCCGAAGACTTAGAACTTAAAGACAAAGAACTAGACATGCCTGTATTTGCAGAGAAACGCACCAAAATATACACTACACTCGCTAAGTTCATGCACGCACAGCCTAAGACTGTGGATGTTAATGTTAGCACCGACAATAAGTTTGTAATTGAAGCAGTGTCCTTTTCTCAACTGTTTGAAGAGCGGAAGCACATGATTCCAGAAGCTAAGGCCTATGGAGGCCCTCAGCTTATGGGGGCTGTAGATGTAGAAGCGGAGCAGCCTGACAATGCCTAGAATACCTGTATACTTTGTGCCTAGGGACTATCAGTTAAATATTTGGGACGCCTTTGTTGAAAAACGTACTCATAAGCGTGGAGCGCTTATATGGCCCCGACGTCACGGTAAGGATTTGACATGCCTTAACATTATGGCCTATCACGCCCTACTGATACGTCCGGGGAACTATTACTACTTCGCCCCCTCGTACTCTCAAGGTGAAAAGATTATCTGGGACGGTAAGACTAAGGAAGGTACACCCTTCTTGTCCTGCTTTCCGGGGTATCCTTACACAGTAGATGAAGACCCTACCTCCACTATTAAGAGCATTGACCGCAGAAAGATGAAGATTCATCTAACCAACGGCTCTATGTTCCAAGTAGTTGGTGCAAGTGACGAGGACTCTGTTGTAGGTACAAACCCTGTAGGGGCGGTGTTTACCGAATTCTCTGTACAGAATCCTAGGTTCTGGGACTACATGCTCCCCATCCTTATAGAGAACGATGGGTGGGCTCTTTTTGCATACACCATTCGTGGTAGAAACCACGGTTGGAGGCTCTACGAGGCTACTAAAGATGACCCTAACTGGCATACAGAGTTCAGAACAGTAGAGACTGGCCTGCACAACGGTAAGCGAGTAGTGTCTGATGAGTCAATTGAGCAAGCAAGACGCACTGGCTGGCCTGAAGATATGATTCGCCAAGAGTTCTACAACGACCCTTATGCTTCTAACATTGGGGCATACTACACGTTGGAGATGCGGAAGGCACTGGAAGACGGCAGGATTGGTACGGTTCCTTGGATTCCAGAGATGCCTGTACACACAAGCTGGGACATCGGTCACGGCAACAGAACGGTCATATGGTTCTTCCAAGTCGATAACATGAGCAACATCAACGTTATTGACCTGTATGCCGGAAACCGTGTAGATTCAACACACTATTTTAAAGTGGTGAGGGACAAACCTTATGTATACGGGACACACTTTGGGCCACATGACTTACGTCACAAAAACTTCCAAACCGGCAAGTCCAATCTTGAAGTGGCTTTGCAGCACGGACTTCGGTTTGTTGTTGTACCTAAGCTTCCGGTTGAGGAAGGCATTTCTGCAACTGCTTCTATCCTACATAGATGCCGTTTTGACGCTATCAAATGTGATGAAGGAATCGAAGCACTTCGACAGTACAGTAGGGAAGATACTGGGGTGCTTGACATTTACGGCAAACCTATATACCGAGACACACCAAAAAAAGACGGTTCGGACGACTACGCAGACGCTTTCCGTTACCTAGCAATTGCGGTGGATAGATTTATATGTAATAATTATGAGACAGGCCCTGATGGGGAAGTGGTGGAAATTAATCACAATGCTTTCCCAGACGACTACAATTGTTTGGAGTTTTAATGACTACAGCAATGACCCCTAAAGCTAGGCGTGTGGGCATGAAACAAGATGCCCAATCTAGGGCTGTTGAAAGAAAAGATACTCTTAGCTCTCAAGTTAAAGGGGCTTGGGCGAAATCTGATAGGGCAGAAGCTAAGCAGACTGGCAGACCGCAACTGATTCGGAGGGTGTAGAATGACCGCATTGTTTGGTAAAAAAGTGAAGAAGACTAAGCAGGAGCCGGTTAAACCTGACCTTCCTGACCCAGAAGCTGAAGCCAAAAAGCAGGAAGAAACTGCAGACAGAAAACGTCGAGCTTCTCTGGCTGAATCTATGCTATTCCAAAACTCCTCGCCACAAGGGCCAGCCGTTGTACAGAAGACTAAGTTGGGGCAGTAATGGCCGATATCGAGCGTATACATAAGTTATTTACCTGCTTGGTAGATGAGCGACAACCTGCAGAGGCCACATGGGCGGAGGTTGCTAGATTCTATTTACCTACCTCTATGAATTGGAACACTGCGGTAGGTAGTTACTCCAAAGTCAGAGGAACACGGGTCTATGACGATACCCCAGCGTGGGCAGCAGGCAGATTTGCCTCAGCTATGTTGGGCATGGTTACAAACCCTAGCCAAAAATGGTTAGAATTTGAACTGTACTCCGAGGAAGAAGAACTGTCTTGGGAGTCTCAACTATTCTTGACCAAGCTAAGAGACAAAGCGCTTTTCAAACTGCAGGTGCCTGAAGCTGGTTTCTATGACAAGTATCATGAGCATATCCTAGACTACGGCATCTTTGGCGAAGCCATTATGTTTATGGAAAAAGACGCTCAGACAAAGTTGACTAACTTTATCCCTTATCCTTTAGAAGAGTGCTACACAGGACTTGGCCCACTTAGAACCATAGATAAGGTGTTCAGAAAGTGGAAAATGAGCGCTCAAATGATTGTTGAAGTGTTCAGCAAGCAGGGCGACACTATACCTGATGAAGTACTAAGGGCAGTAACAGAAAAGAAATACGACCAAGAATTTGAAGTCGTCCACGGCGTATTTCCACGTAAGCACGGTGTAGCTGGGGGCTTTGCTAATAACAAGCCTTGGGCAAGCATCTACTACATGGAAAAAGACAAGAAGCAGCTTCGTGAGTCTGGCTTCGATATTTGGCCGTTCTCTACCCCAAGGTTTACCCTATTTGCATCTGAAAAGCATGGTCAAGGCCCCGGAACACTGTCTCTAGCTACAGTTAAGGCACTTAACTCCATTGTTAAGACCACTTTGACCTCTGACCAAAGACGTGCTGCCCCTGCTTATATTGCAGCTAGACGTGGTTGGGTGAATAAGCCTAACTTGTCCCCTGACCATATTAACTACTACGACGGCTTTGACATTAAAGAAGCTATGCTGCCTTTGGCCAATGAAGGGCGACCAGAGGCCGGTAAAGAGTGGGTTGAGATGTACCGCCAGCAGATTGCTAGAGCGTTCTTCTTAGACCGACTTATCACCCCTGAAAAGAAGGCTGAAATTAAAGAGCTTGAAGTTCTGATGGGTGAAGAAGAGCGTATGAGAGACCTTATCCCTCAACTTTCACGCCTTCACGCAGAATCTATCTCCCACATTATCCGTAATGTGGTTCACCACTGCATAGATGAGTTTGACGACATCCCTGAAGAACTGAACGGAAAGTCACTTAAACTACGCTACTTGTCCCCTCTTGCAAGGGCTCAGAGAATGTTGGAAGTTTCCAGCGCTAATAGAACCCTGCAGCAGGTGGTACTACCTATTTCCCAGATTGAACCTTCCGCTACCAAAGCAATTGACTGGTATAAGTTCGTTGGTTGGTCGCTGGAGCAGTCCGGCTTCCCCAAAGAAGTTAGACGTCCTGAAGAAGAGTACAGAGCTGAGGAAGAGGCTACTAACCAACAACAGCAACTAGGTATGGGCTTAGAGGCAGGGTTAGGGGTCTCAGAAATGGCTAAGAACTTTGCTCAGGCTCAAAGCTCCTCGCAAGGCAACCCAATGCAAGGATTCTTATAATGGAACGGACTAAGGAAGGCCGTGTTATAGTTAAAGGTAAGAACGGCCAAATCCATACGGAAATAACCAAAACGTTCGGATTCACTGACCCCAACGGCGACTTTTGGGTGAACATCCCCACACTAGGCGAAAAAGGTCAGAAACTATCCGACGAGGACGCCATTGGCCGTACCAAGGCTGCAAAATTTAAAGACCCTGTAACAGGAAGAACTTTGATACGTCACGCCTCCTTGGACAGCGCACTCAAAGAAGCTAAGGAAAGAACTAACAGTCTAGGTCAGAAAAGGGCCAAAGGAACTCTTTAGATGATACAGTTACCGTGGCACCGTCCAGATGACGGTGAGGAAAAGCTTAAGCAAGCTAGGCTTATTGCTGCTTACAAACATCTGTTCCTTAAGACAGATGAGACAGGGCAGTCAGTATTGGCCGACATTTGTAGTTATGGTATGATAGACCAATCAACCTTTAACCCCGACCCGAACATCGCAGCCTTTAATCAGGGGAAAAGGGACGTTTGCCTTATGATACTTAGTAAGCTGAACATCAATGTTGTCGATTTCTTAACTGAATCAGTAGTAACGGAGGACATATAAATGAGCATCAACCCCCCAGCCCCAGAGGCTACCCAGTCTGCACCAGCCCCTTCACCAGAGGCTCCGCAACCTGCACCAACGCAAAATGTACCTTCTTTAACGGACAATTTCACTGGGCTACCTGAGCAATATGCCTCAGACCCAGACTTTGCTAACTTTAAGTCCCCAGACGACGTGTTTAAAGAGTTCAAAAACCTGAAATCTGTTCAGGCTAATCGAGACGCTAATGGGATGATTGTTATCCCTAAAGAAGACGCCCCTCCAGAAGAGTGGGAACAAATCTACAAGAAGCTTGGCAAACCAGAGTCTTCTGCAGAGTACGAATTGGCGAGACCTGAAAATTTGCCTGAAGGTTTGGACTTTTCAGACGAGATGCTGGCAGAGTACGCCGATGTGGCACACAAGCTCAACCTTACCAAGGCTCAAGCTCAGCAATTGATGGAATGGAAAAACGCTAAGGACATGGAGCAGTACAGTAACTTTGAGACTGCTAAAGAAGAGACCTTAGAAGCTAACCTTTCAAAGTTAGAAGAGCTTTGGGGCGGAAAGGCAGACAGTGACGCCTTTAAAGCCAATCACAAAGCTGCCACTAAAGCATTTAACGCTGTAGCAGACCAAGGCCTAGCCGAACAGTTTAAGGCTGACCCCTTCCTTGCAAGTAACCCCACTGTGATGGAAACCCTTGCAAGATTGGGTAAAATGATGTCTGATGACACTGTTCCTTCAATTACTGAAGGTATCCCAACACCTAAGTTTGGAGATAGTTTGTCGTCTGTGGAAGCAGCGATTGACAAGTTCCACAAAGATGGCAAGTTCGCAACAATGGTCAACTCTAGCGGACTAGAAAGTAAAAAGTACCGAGAAGAGTGGCAGGCACTTAATGAGAAGCGTC